AAAACCCTCAAGGTCTAGATCGACATGCATCTCTAGAATAGTGAACACTTCGTCTGTGTATGTGCGAGATGTACCCTGTATCTCGTCTATCTTCTGACGAACCTCGTTCTCACCCTCTTCATACTTGCTTAGTTCTACATCTCTGTAGATCCCCGCGATTTGCATCTTACGAACATCATTCGCGTCCATGCGTAGAACATGCGTAACACGAGAAGCAGTCGCCAGATCCGATGCAGCATAAGGTACAACGAGATCCTGCGCCGGAATAAACTTAGATACAGCCCTTTGTTTCGCTTGATCAAAATATACTTTCTTAAATGTAGAACCAGACAACGGTAGATAGAATAACAACTGATCCATGTCTGGATCGAACTCTTCCATGACCTCCATGATCTGATAGTTCATGAAGTTCTTAACACGAGAAGCTTGTTCTTCTCTAGCTGCATCCTGTAAACCCAAGACTTGAGTCTTTACTGGACCGCCAGATGGTAACAGTTCTTTATATGCCTGCGCTTGAAACTGAGTAACACTTTCCGCAATCAGGGGATGAGTGACTCCAGAAGCTCCTTCAAATGGCTGAGAGCGTTCCTCATGCTTGACACCAAGCTGATCAAGACCCTTAGTATAAGTCTCTTCCCACTCTGAACGAGATTCCATATCCTCTTCATAAGATCCCCTAAGATCCGTAGAAAGTTCTCCAAGATACCCATCATCTAATAACTCCGCTATGTTTGCATCATGTGGAACCTGTTGCTCTTGTTCGGCTCCCATAAGAGCTTCTGCCAAAGCCTGAACGACTGCACCACCTTGCCCATCAGAAATAACTTCCGCGCCACCTTCAAAAGTTTCTGGTTGTGCAACTGATATATCAACTGACGCTTCATTGGGTATCATGTCCTCGGGCCTGATACCTGAATCTACTAGAGGTGGTAATGCCATCAATAATACTCCCGCTTCTTGCGATATTCTTCTTGTTCTTCATTCTCACCGTGTAGAGAGATAAACCCTCCTTGGCGAAAACGCATTAATGCTAACGTCATACTATCACAAAAGTCATCATGATCGCCATTAGGAAATGAAACAACTTCTTCTATGACTTCATCTGCAAATTTCTTGTCCGTTGGTGCCCATACTACACCCGCTTCAAACAATGGCGCAACCATGTGCATTCGCGTTACCTTATCACGTCCTTTGCCTGGAGCAAAGCCTAATGCAGGAATACCACGTAAACGCAACTCGTCAATCAACGGTGTACCAGTAGCTTTTGCCTCCACAAGTACCATATCTGGCTCCCAATACTCGTACTCTTGGTAGGCTTTCTCCTTTAATTCAGGGAAATTCCACCTACCCCGCTGCGCATCCATCAATACTATGTTGTCAGGTCCACCTTCTTCTGGTTCAAACACCCCCCAAGTAGTAATCGCGCTGTAATCAGCCGTTTCTTTCTTGGAAAACGCGGTATCATAGGACTGAAGTATGTATTTTACAGGGGGAATCTCTTCTTTTTCCCACGGTTGCCACCATTCCCGCTTAACTATGGCAGATTCGGACGTAGTTGGCGTTTGTTGCCACTGTGCATTCCATTTTCCCACAGGAAGTGATGCTTTTATTCCCAGTAAAGCGTCTTTGTCCCAGAACTCAGGCCATAATGGGTCATCTGATGGTAGAATTGCAGGAAATTCCACAACTTCCCACTGATCTGCCATGACATCACTGCCCTGTGCCGCTATCAAACGACCCGTCAAGTCCTTTTTACCCCATCGAGTCATAACAATTATGATCGAACCACCTGGTTGAAGCCTCTGACGAGGTCCAGAAGTGTACCATTCATACGCATTGTCGAATGCGCTCTCGCTTAGAGCGTCCTGTTCCGAGTGAGGGTCGTCAATGACAAACAAGTCCGCACCACGACCAGTAACCGCAGCCCCAACACCCGCCGCAAAATACTCACCACCCTTGTCGGTTTGCCATTTACCCGCTCCTTTGTTGTCTTCTTTCAAGTTAGTATCAGGAAAGATGTCTTTATATTGTGGATCGTCTATAAGATCACGAACCTTGCGTCCAAAACGAACCGCAAGTTCCGTATTGTGTGTAGCTTGGATGATCTTGAGCTTTGGATTACGCCCCAGAAACCATGCAGGCATCAAGAAACTAGCAAACTCAGACTTGGAATGACGAGGTGGCATGTTAATGATCAAACGTTTTAACTTACCCTGCGCCACTTGCTCAAGTTTTTCCGCAATAACTCGATGGTGCCTGCCCTCAATAAAGTTCTCATACACATGATGAGCAAAGGGCATGAAATAATCTTGCGCTTTTTCACGCAGATCTAATGTTTTCTTAGCCTCCGTAAGGGCTAGTATCTCTTTCAGAGCTTCTTCTGGTAAGGCGTGTAAGTTCATGCGCTACGTGTTGTTGGTCGTACCCGACGTGTTGAAGTTACAGTCTTACGACGTTGACCCGGACTTACCCGTCCAACATTACCCGCCATACCTTTGTTCCTTTCGTTTTCAAAATATGGATTATATTGCTTTGAAGAGACTCCCGCTCGTTGACGAGCCGAAGAAACTGTCTTCTGGCACATTGGACCATCGGCAGTTTCAATCGTCGTATATCCTTCAGGACACTCAGTAATCGTGTTTCCATCCTTATCTGTTGTAATAATCGGTGGAACCAAGACATCCATTGGTTCTTCGACTTCGTCCTCAACAACCTCTTCTTCTAACTCAACAACCTCTTCGTCATCCTCTGGAGGCTGATCGGTTGTAATCAACGTAGTAACATTAGTATCCGTGGTAGTATCTACATTGGTTTTCGTGTCATCTGTCGTATCGTCCGTTGTGTCATCTGTCGTGTCATCCGCTATTTCGACTTCCGTTGTGTCGTCTGTCGTATCGTCCGTCGTGTCATCCAAGGCCAATTCTAATTGCTGATCGGTGTCAGTGTCATCTGCTATTTCAACAACCTCTGCTACGTCTGTATCTGTATCTGTGCCTAAATTCGTCCCTTCAGTTGCTGCCTCCTCACGTAAAGTAGTTGTTTGGTCATCAATAGCTGTCGTAGTCTCGTCAAATACTTGAATCGCGTTATCAAGATCTTCGTTAGCATCAACCTCTGCTTCACGGCCCGTATTGGTGTTAATCAAGGTAGTAGTTCCATTCGCGTTAGGAATAACCTGAATGTTACTTCCACCACCAATACCTGTGGCCTCATCTGTTAACGCATCTGATTTAGGTGCAGCAGGGATATCTACTGGAATAGTCTCAGAACCAACTCTCCTGACTCCTGCATTTGCAACCATCTGTCCTAGTTCATCCATTGTAAGACCTGTTGATCCCTGTAAATTTTTCAGAACATTCTGATCTACACCACCTGTTGTAGCAACTAAGTCGTTAATAATTTCCTGTGCAGCCATAGCTTCCATGGCTGTTGCACCGCTTACATCCCCGACGTTACTAATTCCGGCCTGTGCCATTGACTCTGCGGCTTCTTCATATGCTGACTGTACACCAACTGGACTTTGCGCAGGCTGACCTGCTGTCGCGCCTGTTGGGACAAAGGTGTTTGGATCAACTGTTTTGCCCATGTCTAACGTAGTAGCGGCAACATTTGGAGTCGAACTTACACCTTGACCAATCCCACCTTGAACCATTTGAGCCGGAACGCCCATACTTAAATCTGTATTCAAACCTGTGCCTACATTAAACGCCAAGTTCGTACCAACCTGCTCTCCGCCCTCGGTCAAACCGCCAGAGATTCCTGCGCCACCAAGTTTAAACGGAGCCTGAACAACCGCAGGCGCTTTACCAAGTACACCTGGGATTCCTGTGTAACCTAACCCAAGAGCTAGAGCCGCGTCCCCCGCACCCGCAATCGGACCCGCTGTAACCAAGGAAATCTCAGTTGCTGCGTCACGCATCGCTTGCTCCGCTAATGCAGTATCGCCACCGTATTTTTTATCCGCCAGTGCCTGCACATCTACCGTGCCATCCGAGATAGCTTGCGAGATTCTGTTTTGTGCTTCCGTGTTTGAACTTGCCGCACCTTCCGCTGCGGATGCTGCAAACACTAACCCTAATCCTTTTTTCGCCAAGCCGCCTAATAAAACATCACCAACAACGTCATAAAGATCCTCACCGCCTCGAACAATCAACGCAGGGATATCCGTGGTAATAGCTTCACCACTTACAGACTTAACATTTCCTGTAAAAATATCTTTAAAAGTAGTATTTGGGTCCGCTGTCGCATACTTTTCTACACGCTCTTGCATCTGTGGCGACATTAAGTCTCCAACTTGATCTCCATAACCTGTAATCGTAGAAACAGCGGGAGCTAAAAAGTCGGATACAGTTGTAACCTGATTTGCAGCAGCAGCTTGAGCAGCATTTTGATCACGAATCGCAGCAGCAGCTTGAGCCAATGCAGGATCAACCTGACCTGGACCAAAACCCTGATTACTTAAAATAGGATCATAACCAAGGTAAGGTGCATTTGGACCTGTAGGACTAAAGGCACCTGTTACATTTTCAATGACTTCATCTGCGTATAAACCAAGACCTTGAAGACCTTGAGCCACTGGACCCGTTAAAAATCCTGATCCCGCTGAAGCACCAAGGTCATTGATAAACTGACCAAGCCTTTCACCTGGAGTATCTACCTCTCCATAACCTATTATATTCTGGTACAAGGCACCCGGTTCCGAATCCGAATCCGTTGCGGCACTTCCTGTATACTTAGCTACTTCGTCCGCTAATCCCGCTTCTGTAAAACCGCCAACGGTTTCGCCACCACCTGTCGGAGGCATCAATGCAGTTATATCATCATCATCGTCCGTAAGAGTATTACCTTCAATCAGATTTAATGTAGCAATCGCTTCGTCTAATCCAACATTTCCCGCCCCCATATCCGCTGTAAGATTGAGTAACGCCTCTGTAGTGTCGTTGGCTCCAACAGTAGGTGATACTGTAGATGTAATACCTGTTCCTGTACCAGTAGGTGATACAATCTGATCGCCTCTCGGATCGAGGGCATCTACGTCTCCGGCAGGTAAAGCACCAGGGGTAAAGGTGCCCGGACCTCCCGTAGGTGTAAACGTATAATTAGGGGCAGCGTCTATCGCTTCCGTCGCTAGAGCATTAATCTCGTCAACAGTTAAAACAGGTGTGCCATCTAACGCCGTAGTCGTAACCTCGGGTATAGCTAAATCCCCAGGTTGCGCCACGGGAGATTCGTCCGCAGCAAGCTCCGTTGTGTACAGTTTTCCATTGAAAGTAAATGTCTCGTTACCCGCTGCTCGGTTCTCCGCAAACGCCTCGTCAAATGTCTGTGTCGCAGCAGGCGTATAAGTATAGGTGTTCGTGTTTGGATCAAATCCCGCTGAATCTACATCCGTGTCCGTAAATATATCCGTTATACTGCCCTGAAATTCCGAAGACCCACCCGCTGCCTCTACTTCGTCAGGAAAAAGTGTCTCCACGTTATCCGATACGTTA